CTGGCGTGGGGATTGCCAGCCAGAACCCGTTTTTCGAGCGGATCAGCGGCCCGGTGTCATGCGCGCCGATGATCACCGGGGCGTTCGACCAGACCAGCGCTGCCGCGTCGAGGCTGTTGCGACCCTTGGGATAGGTCTGCGACCGGATGGTGTTGGCCAGCCGCTGGCCCAGACCTGCGCCGGTGATCTGCACCCGCCACGCAGATTTGAGGCTGGCCCCGGCCTCGGCCATCGTGGTCGAGACCGCCTTCTGGCCTGCCTTTACCTCGGCTGCCATCAGCGCCACGATATCGGGAGATATTTTCACGCCGATTTTCATGCGGGCCTCAGATCAACGGTCCAGACCAGCCGCTCGCGGTCGCGAACGGGCTCGCCCTGGATGAGGAAGGCCTCAGTGTCGATCTCGATCCGGTCTCCCGGGCGCGGGTTCGCCACCTCGGCCACGCGCAGGTCGATGCGGGTGGTTTCCGACCAAAGGCGGGCATCGCCAAAGTTGGTCACCTCGTCCGCGCGGCGTGTGACCGCGCGGACGAGGGCCGGGGTGCCGCCATCGGCTGTATAGACCGCGTCGCGGGCCATGTGCGGATCGCCGAAGAGCGTGTCGATGACGGCAGCAAAGATGGACATGGCCCGCCCCGTCAGTTCGAGCTGTGCAGGCGGATCGCCAGCCGCGGGCGCTTGTTGACCGGCAGGATCGAGGCCTCGGTCATCAGATCGATCCAGCGGCCCTTGGCGTCGATCATCTGGCGGGCATAGAGCGGCAGGCCGATGGTATTGGCGGTTTCCAGCAGGTTCGCGGGGCCGCCATAGGTGGTGAAGGTGTCGAAGGTGCCCATCGGGAAGGCAATGCCCTCGCCGGTGGGGATCAGCCGTTCCGAGGTGCCGGATGACAGCGTGACCGAGCCGTTGTATTCCTCGAAGAGGATCCCCGCGAACGGAAAGGCGCGACGCATGTCCTCGCGCAGCGGCTGGCCGCCGGTGGCCGAGAAGAACTTGTAGGCGTCCTCGGTTTTGGGGTGGCTGATCAGCTTGTCGAAGAACTCCGAGCTGACCAGCGCATGCGCGGTGGTCATGGTCTCGCCCAGCAGGTTGTCCTCGATCCCGCGCAGGGTGGTGCGGACCTTCCCCTGGATGTTGGTCCCTGCGGTGCCGAACACGAAGTCGACGGAGATCTGCGCGATCCCGAATTCGGTGAAGTAGTCGTAAAGCGTGGTGCCCGCGCCATCCTTGAGGATGCCGCGCAGCGCGTTCATCTCCATGTATTCGCGGGTCTGGGCATGCTTGCGGCGCATCAACGTCAGCTTGCGGTTCATCACCTCGACCAGCGGGTCGGCGGCGTCCGAGAGGCCCAAGCTCGGCATGCCCTGAATGTCGGCGGGCAGGATTACGTCGTCATGCGGGATCCACGGCAGCGCGAAGCTGCGCATCGCGCGGCTCTCGCGGTTGCCGACGGTGGCGGGCGCGCCGAGCGGCACCGAGGGCAGCAGGCTCAGCACCCCCGCGCGCTGCTCGATGACGATCGAGCGTTGCGTGACGCCCTCGAAGCGAAAGAGGCCGATCTGGCCGAGGCGGGTGTAGAGGTTGGGCAGGATGTTGATGGCCTGCGTCATCTCGGACAGCGAATAGCCGCCAGCGTCAAACGGGTTGCGGGTGATGGGCATGGGGAAACTCCGTGATTTGAGGGGTGAGATCATGCGCGGCGAAAGGTCCGCCGCGATGTGGATCAGGCGGCGGTGCGCGGCACGATGCCGACAGCGACCAGTTCGCCGAGTTTTGTGGTGGTCAGGGCCCCGGCGGTGACGGTGGCGTCAAACACCAGCGCCGCTTGCGAGACGATGGCCGGGCCGCGTGCCAGAATGACGCCGGTGGCATCTGCGCCAGTCGCATCGACCGCCGTCAGCAGCACCGCCGAGGCGATCTGCGCACCATCGGTCCCGGTAGCGGTGGCCAGCTTGTATTTGCCACTGGCGGTGATCTTGCCGAGGACGGACCCGACGGGATAGGGCGTGCCCGTCAGCAAGGTCACGATCTCGCGGGTGAAGTTCGGGTTGACCTCGTATTTGAGGACGTCGCCCGTGCCGGGCGGTTGGGTCAGGACAGTCATGATGGGTCTCCATGCAAAGGGGGCAAAAGTCATTCCCCGCCGAAGCGGTGCGGCGGGGGATCAGGTGCGGGGGATCAATCGGGCAGAGGGTGGTTGAGTTGGGACCGGGTCGTCAGCCGCGCGCACCCGATGCCGCCGCGCGTTTCGCGGCCGCGACGATCGGGCTTTCCTTCGCTTGCGGCCGGAGCGGCGACGGCGGGGCGGCGACGATGTCGCGCGCATCGGCGGCGGCGCTTGCGCGCTCGAGGACGAGACGGCGCAGAGCTTCGGGCGTGGTGCCCTCACGCAGCGCCTTGGCCGCGTCGATGGCGATGCCGAGGCGGCCGGCCTGCGCCGCGATTTCGGCAATTCCCGCCGCGGTCTCACGAAGCTGCGCCGACAGCTCGGCCAGATTGTCGGGCGGCGCTGCGGCCAGCGTGGGGGCGGCAGATGCTTCGGGGGCAACTGCTGCGGCGGGCGGTGCCGCTGGTGCCGGCGCGGCGGGGGATGCCGGCGCTTCGGCTGCCGCATTGCCTCCGGTATCGCGCGGACCTTCGGCATCCGTGATGCTGTCCTGCGCGGCGTTCTCACCGTCTCTATCCTGGGTCATGGCGGTCTCCTTTCGGGGTTGGGTCGGGTTGCTGGTTTGGGCGAGGGGTGCGCGCCGGGCGCGTGCAAGCGAGGGGGAGGGCGTGCGCGCGACCAACTGCCGGAAACCGGCAAAGCCGCGCCCGAGGTCGGTGACCTCATCTGCAAGGCCAGCGACGACGGCGTCCGCGCCGCGATAGGTCGCCGCCTCGGTGGCGAGTGCGGCCTCCTGACTCAGCCGCCCGGCGCGCCCGGCGGCGACCGTCTCGGCGAAGAGGAACCGCAGCACGTCGATCTCGCGCTGGATGTCGCCCCGCACAACATCCGGCAGCGGCGCGTAGGGATTGCCGTCGACCTTGTGGGATCCTGCATGGATCAGCGTCACGCGCACGCCGTCCTGATCGAGCTGGCCGCTGAGATCGGCATGCATCACCACGACGCCGATACTGCCCAGCGCGCCGGTGCGCGGCAGCAGGATGCGGTCGGCCTGAGAGGCCAGCGCATAGCCCGCCGAGAAGGCATGTTCGGCGACAAAGGCCCATACCGGCTTGTCACGCCGAAGCGCGCGGATGCGGTCGGCAAGATCGAACACCCCGGCCACCTCGCCGCCGAAACTGTCGATCTCCAGCGCCACGCCGCGCACGGCCGGGTCGCTGGACGCCGCTTCGATCTGCGCGGCGATGCCCTCATAGCTGGTCTGGCCCGAGGACGCCCCGATCCAGCCGCCACGATGAATGAGCACCCCTGCGATCTCGATCACCGCGATGCCATCCACCAGCGTGTAGGGCGCGTCGCCCTGCTGGCGATAGCTGTCGGCAAGCCCGCCCGCGAGGATGCTGGCGCGGGCAGGTACTGCGGCCGCATCGATGTCCCGACCTTCTGACCCATCCACAAGATCGACCCGCCGACCAAGGATGCGGGGGCCGAGGCCCGAGAGAAACGCCATGGCTTTTGAAGGTTCGACCAGCAGTGGCGTGTTGAAAGCGCGCGCGGCAATACGGGCGTGGAGCATCAGGGCTGGTCCTCTTCTTCGCGCGGATGGTCCTGCGCATCGTCGGTCTGATCCGTCTGGTCGGGGTCAATGCCCTCGACCGGCATCGCCTGTACGCCTTGTGCGGGCGATCCGGGGCGGCGAAAATCGAGGCCCAGCGCGCGTTCACGGGCATGTTCCGCGGCGATCTCGCGGTCGACCTGTTCAGCGTCGTAGCCGCGCTCGGCGATAGCCTGCGTGCGGGATTTCAGCCCGGCTTCGATCTGGGCGATCTCGGCATTGGCGTCCTTCAAGGGATCGACCCAGTCCCATTTGGTCGGCAACCAGTCGGCGGCGAGCAGCCGGGCGCGGTTGGCTTCATAGCCGGGCAGGGTCAGCGCGCCCGAAAGCACGGCCGCATCCATCCAGCGCGCATAGACCGGGCGGCAGAGCTGCCAGACCATGACCGAATGCTGCCAGGCGGAGACGCGACGGCGGAACTCGATCAGCGCAAGGCGCGAGTTCGAGAAGTTGCCCTTCACCATGTCATTGGCGAGATAGGGATAGGGGATGCCAAGGGCGGCGGAGATCTGCAGCAGCGTGCGGTACTGGAAAGGCTCGTATGTCCCACCGCTGTCGGCGGGCTGGCCCACGGTGACATCCTCGCCCGGATCGAGGCGCACGACCTGGCCCGGGCGGATCTCGAGCCCACCTGCACCGTCCTCATCCTCGGGTGATGCCAGCGGGTTTTCCGGGGCGGGGGAGGTCACGAACATCGCATACATCGCAGCAACCTTCTTTCGGTCGAGCTCGGCGTCATCGTACTGATCGAGCAGAAAGAGCTTCACGATGGCGGGTGCCAGCTTTGAGACCCCGCGCAGCTGACCGCCCTCGACCGGGTCGATGACGTGGATCACCTCACTGGCCGGCACGCGCACCACCTCGCCCGCCAACCCCGGATCGGTGCTGTCGCCCGGGTGACGGCGCAGGAAGTGATAGGCGACGCGGCGCCCGATCCGGTCGAACTCGATCCCTTGGCGGATCATGTTGCCATTGGCGGCCCTGCCGCTCTGCTCAAGCGGCAGCATCTCGGCGGGCAGCATCTGCAGCTGCAGCGGCACGGTCAGACCATCCTCCGTGCGCCGGGGCCGGATGCGGAAGAACACCTCGCCCGCGATAAACACCTCTCGTGCCGCGCGGCGCTGCAGCCCGTAGAAATCGGTCAGACCCTCGCCGTCAGCCTCGTCGGTCCAGGCGAGCCAGAGGCGCTGCAGCTCTTCCTTGCGCGCGGGATCGGGGATCTTCGAGATCGGCTTGATCCCGTCGCCCGCGGTGTTGGCGGCCCAGCTTTCAACGGCGTTCACCGCATAGCCGTTGTTGCGCACCAGCCAGCGGGCGCGGGCGGTGATGTCGGGGCCGGAGGCCGCGATCAGCGCGTTCACGTGGGCGCGGGTGGCGCGGAAACCGCGCAGGCGGCGATGGTGCTGGCCCGCATCAAACCCGCCGATGAAGGCCCCGAGGCGCTGGCGCCAGTTCATTGCGGGCATCACAGGTCCTTCACGGCAAAGGGGCGCAATACGCGGCGCGCTGTTTTTTCCAGCGTCGCGATCCGGCGCTCGATATCCGCAATCGCTGCGGCCAGTTCCGCATCCGAGCCATAGGTGACGGTCTTGCCATCGTAGCTGACGCTGCGGGTGCCGCTGTAGCGGGCGGCCAGCAGCGCGCTGTGGCGGGATTTGAGCTCAATGAGGGTCATCATCATTCCATGTATTTGGGCGTGTTGACGCGCCAGCCGCGCCGTCGTGGTGTCGTCACTCGCCCGGCCTGGGGTTCGGACGGCGTGTCGGGCTCGGTTTTCGACGCGGCAACTGCGGCGGTCTCCACCCCGGCCTGTTTCTCAAGCTGCCGCCACATCCGCCCATCGAACCGGTCGGCACCGAGGATCCATGCCGCCGCCCGGGCATAGACCCGGCAATCCAGCGCCTCGTTGCGTTCGCGCATCTTCTGCCATTCCTGGTGCGAGTAGCCGCGCTTGTTGCGCACCGTGACCAGCTGTTCGGCCACCAGCTGCTTGAGCCATTCGGTGTCGATCCAGTCGGGAAGATGGATCGTGCCGGGTGGGTTGGGGTCTTCCGGTTCCGCCGGTCGTTCAAGCCGCAGATGGCGATAGGTCTCCGCCTTGAAGGTCGAGACCGCGATGGTCCAGAGCCGCGCACCGCGGCGCAGCCGCTTGCCGCCAATGGTGGCATCCACGAAGGTCGGCCCCGACACCGGCGTGGCCCGGTTGAACCCTTCAAGACCCTTCACCGGAGCGACCTGTGCTGTGCCCTGCTGGCGCGCCCAGCCATAGACGGCGGCGGACTCGTAGCCGGTGTCGATGGCCAGCTTCGCCAGCGTCATGACCGCGCCGCGTTCATGTGCCCATGTCTGTCCGAGCAACGCGGTCAGCTTTTCCCAAGCTGCCGGATCGTCCGGCCCGCCGGGGATCACGATGTGATCGACCAGCCAGCTCTCGAGCCCGCGCCCCCAGGCCCAGACGTCAACCTCGATCCGGTCCTTCTGCACGTCTGCCCCGGCCGTCAAGAACAGGCCAAGGTGCGGAATCGTCGCGGGGAACGGTTCACGCCGTTCCGCAAGACGCTGCCATTCCGGGGCGTCGCCACTTTCGACCCATGTCTCGCCCAGCAGGGTGTTGCGCGCGGCGCGCAACATCTCTTCCGAGCCTTGCGCCGCCAGCCATTCCTGCGCGATCTGCGCCCAGCTTTTCCAGCCCAGCGGCGAATAGAGCGCCGAGATATGGAACCCGATCGAATGCGGATCGGCGGACACCGCCGTTGCGCGCCATTCGCCGCGCTCCAGCATCTGCGTCTTGTGATGCTCTGCGATTGGCTTGTCGCAGCCCTCGCAATGATAGGCCGCCGTCTCCGGCTTGCCCTTCTCCCAGCGCAGCCGTTCAAACTGCAGCCACTGCATCGCTCCACAGTGCGGGCATGGCACGAAGTAGCGGCGCTGATCCGAAGCCTCATATTCGCGCTCGATCCGGCTCAGGCCCCGGATCGTCGGGGTTGAGACCATGAACACCTTGCGGCGGTGCGAGAATGTCGTGGTGCGTGCTTCGGCCAGCGTGACCGGATCGCCTTCCTCGTCGGCGGAGGCCGGATAGGCATCGACCTCGTCGAGAAAGATGTAGCGCGCAGGCATCGAGCGCAGGCCGGTCGCGGAATTGGCTCCGGTCAACACCAGAATGCCGCCGGGAAATTCTTTCGACAGCATCGAGTTGCCCGCGTCGCGTGACCGCGCCGGTTTGACCCGTTCGCGCAGCGCCGGGCTGTCCTCGATCAGCGGATCAAGCC